TGGATGAGTAGTATTGTTGAGCCTTGTCTTGAGCATCTTGGTAGAGTTTTTCAGCAAATGTCACAAAAACATTATACAATAGACAAAGTTTTTCGTATTGTCCAGCCTGAGGCTGGTCAAAAAGAAGGAGGAGAAGAGAAAGAACAAAGAATTAATATTCCTATCTATAATGATTATGGTAAAGAAATAGGCAAATGGCTTGACTACAATTCTGCATCTTTCGATGTAAGGATAGTTGCAGGCACTACAATGCCAATCAATAGATGGGCTTTAATAGAAGAATATTTTAGATGGTTCCAGGCTGGGTTAATTGATGATATTGCAATGATTGCTGAAACTGACATTAGAGGAAAGAAACAAATTATTGAGAGAAAATCTTTATATGCTCAGTTACAAGGACAAGTTCAACAGATGCAAGAATCATTAAAGGACAGAGAAGGAACTATTGAAACATTAGAGCGTCAATTAGTACAAGCTGGTATTAAGATGAAGATTGGTCAAGCTGAGACTGAAATTAGAAAAGATGTTGTGGAAACAGAAGCTCAGCAAAAAGTAGTAAGAGAAGCTCTAAAACAAGAATTTGATACTGCTAAAAAAGACATGAGAAGAGGTGTAGAAACAGTAGTTGACAAAGCACAGCTTTCGGCTGAAAAAGCAGTTGATAAGAAAGCAGAGAATGCTTAAATTTAATTATCTCATTTAATAAGGAGAGAAAATGGAAAATCAAGAAGTAATAGGCAACGCACAAGATAGTGCCCCCGATTCTACTTCTAATGTGGATGCATCTAGGGAATTTTTCGCAGCCCTGGATGGTTCTTTGAATCAAGGCATCCTAGAAGGTGAGCAGAAGGCAACCTCAGACGCTAATAGTAGTAATATACTTAGTCAGAGCCCTCAAGAAGTTCAGGAAGTTACCGACCAATCGGAAGGTAATTTAATGAAAAGGTATCAGGATTCCAGTCGTGAAGCTAAAAGGCTTTATGATGAAAATAAGTCAATGGAACCTTATATTCCTATCATTAACGCGATGAAAGAAGACCCTCAGTTGATTCGTCATGTACGAGGATACTTTGAGGGTGGAGGAGAAGCTCCTAAAAGCATGAAGGAGAGGATGGGATTAGAAGATGATTTTATCTTCGATGCTGATGAAGCTTTATCGAATCCAGAATCGGACTCAGCTAAGATGTTCGGAGCAACAGTTGATGGTATCGTTCAACAAAGGCTTGCTCAGTCTCAGCAACAACAAAACGCTGTAACTGAAAGAGCTGCAAAGGAGAACGACTTCAAAGGTAAACATAATTTGTCTACTGAAGAATGGAATGACTATAAAAACTTTGCTAAAACACACAAGCTGACATTTGATGATATTCTTTATTTGAAGAATAAGGATACTCGCGAAGCCAATATTCAGCAGAACGCTAACGAAAATGTAGCGAGACAGATGCAGAAAGTTCAATCTGCACCAGGCTCATTAGCTACTACAGGTAGTGCTCAAGTCGAAACTAATCAAGATGATTCCGTCTTTGACATTCTCAAGGGAGTAGATTCTCAACTTGAATCGGCATTTGGTACATGATGTACTAATGCCCTAATTGTCAAATAATAAAGAAGGAGTTAAAAAATGGCTGACATTTTTCAACTAGGTTCGTATGGAACTGGTTCTTCTTCGATTGGGCAAACGCCCTCAACACTTTCTACGGGTGACCTTAGAAGGCGATACAACTTTGGCGATAGGGTTTCTGAATTAGCAATAGCTCAAGACCCTTTCTTCAGATTAGTATCTAAAGTTGCGAAGAAATCAGTTGACGACCCGGAATTTAAATTCACCGAAAGGCGACCTTCTTTCCATAAACGGTATGCATATCCTGTTGCTTACAGTAATGATAATTCTACCTGGAATGCTAACTACAGTGCTTCTGTAGCTACACAAGGTGATACATTAGAAACTGCAGGCAATACGATATACGTTAAGATGGCTACAGACTATAAATCTGCAGGTAATCTGACTAACATTTATGGGCAATCTAATAATGAAATAGTTGTTGGTGCTGATGGCACTCAACCTGCTTTTTATTTAGAAGACCAGCTCATTAAGGTTAATTGGAGTACATCTGCAGGTGGTTTAGTCTTAACATATGCTATTCTTCGTGTTGATTCAGTAACGGCTCAGAATTATACTGCTGTTACTGACCAAACTACAGTTGATGCCCAAATACTGCAATGCACAGTTGTTAAAGCTAAAGACGCTGCATCTGGAGGTAGTGATACTAACTTCCCAGCTGGAATTAGTGCTAACGACTTTTCTGGTGATTCAGTATATAGTACATCAATAGCTGGAGATGGTTCATCTTCAGGACTTGAAGATGCACGTTCCTACGTTGTAGGTTCTACGCATGCTCAAGGTAGTGGATACCCGGCTACATGGAAAGACCAGCCTTTCTCAACCAGTTATGGACGCACTCAGATTTGGAAGACTGCGATGGCAATGGATAACACGACTCGTGCTACCGTGCTAAAGTATGAACCTAATGAGTGGGCTCGTATCTGGCGTGAAAAGTTAGTAGAGCACAAATGGGATATTGAGCAATCAATATTGTTTGGTTCTCAAGGTCAAATAGATAGTAATACTTGGACAACTCAAGGAGCTGTTGATTACATCTCAAGTTATGGTAATGTGTTTAGTCTCACACATGCGACAAAGACACAAGACGATTTCTTAGATGATATGAGTAGTTTCCTTGACCCACGGTACAATAATGCTAACGCAACATTGTTCTTCGTGGATACTGCAACCTATAACTGGTTACATAAGTTGACAGGTTACTTTACTAATAACCTTGAAATATCACCGAACTTCCGTGCTGATATGGCTTTGACTGGTAAAAAGAAGGTATTTGGAGTAGACATCACGACAATCTCAACTCCGTATGGAGATATGAATGTTGCTCGTAATGTTCACTTAGATGGAGCTCAGATTAAGATTCTAGCCTGTAATATGAGATACTGTTCATACAGACCTCTCGTAGGAAATGGTTTGAATCGTGATACTGCTATCTATGTAGGTGTCCAAACCTTAGAAAATAGTGGCGTTGACCGTAGAGTTGACTTAATCCAAACAGAAGCGGGGATGGAATGGCAAATGCCTGAAGCTCACGCTTACTGGAAATAAAGGAGGTAAAAAATGGGAAATCCTTTATACGGTTCTAATAAACTCGACAGTAAGATTAACAATGAGTATGGTGGTCCAGGTCCTGACGGTGGTAAATTTCACTTTGGTAGTCTTCCCCAGGTGGGAAGTTCTATTGGATTGACTACTGCAATCGCTAGACATGATTACGATGATGGATTAAGATTACTTGTTCAGAATATCGGTACTCAAACAACAACTAGCCCTATTACAACTGCGACTGGTATGGACTACAGTTATGGGAATACTAATAATCTTGGAGTACAATGGGCATTGGCTGACCCTCTTGCAAAAGAGTATCAATCAAAAGGTCCTCGTATTGATAGATATGTAGTAGGTTCTGCTGCATTTTATTGTGAGATGAAATGGAGTATAGCTGATGTTTCTGGTGCTGACGAATGTGCTTTTGGTTTTAGAAAAGTTGAAGCTTTTCAAGCTAATATTGATGACTATGATGAAATGGCTTGTTTAAATTCAATTTCTGGTGATATTAAATCAGAAACTATTCTGAATGCTGGTGCCACTACTACTACAGACCTAACATCACCTAGTTCAGGAGACTGGGCTGATGCTGCAGTACATAAGGTAAAGATATTAGTTAGTTCAGCAGGAGTTGTTACATACAAGTTAGACAATGCTACTCCTGGGGCTGCTGCTGCATTTACATTTGATGATGGAGAAATAGTTACACCATTTTTCTTCTATTTAAATGATAGTGATGTAGCAGGTGCTGTTGTTCTACAGACGTTCTCTCACGGTAGACAGTAAGGAGTTAACTGATGGCTTTAGTAAAAGTTGGTTCACATCCTTCGCATGGCGGACAAGTTGTATTTAATGCTACTGCATCATTTACTCTTGACCCTAGCGACTCTGGAAAGGTATTTATCTTAAAAGATGCTGCTATTACAGTTACTTTGCCAACACTTAGTACTAGCTTAGCAGGCTTTCAAGTTAAATTGATATCTGGTGACGATAGTGAGCATGCTCTAGCTGGTGGAAATAGTAAATGCTATGGAACTGTTGTACAAGTAGGAGGATCAACTGAACGTATAAACGCTACAAGTGGATACACATTAACTGCTGGAGAGATTGGTGATTGGCTAAATATAGTCTCTGATGGCACAAATTGGTATGTATCTGGTTTTACTAACGCAGGTTCATAATCTGAAATTCGTGAGGTAATAGCTCGATATACGGATAAAGTGTAGGGCGGCTC